CTGTGCGGGACACTGCGCGAGCTGCGTAAATCTGCGTAAGTGGATGCACGGTGCAAATTGCCTGCGCCCCAGCACTGGCGCGGCGGGCGGCGGGTTGCGTCGGTGCATAAAAACCACTCGATGAAGCGAGCGGGTGAGGCGGGGTCTCCACCGCGCGCTGAGGGTCAAAGGTCGGGGGTAGGGTCGGAAAAAATCGGCGGGCAGCTCCCGGCGCCGATGCCGCTGGCAGGCACGAGGCGGCCCATGGCGCCCTGCAGGCGCGCGAGGTGATGCGGGAGGTGGCGTGGACGGCGGAAACGAATAGAGGCGCTATGCGCGCCTCTATGGGGATGCCGGCTCGATCAACCGCCGCCGGCTAGATGGGGAGGTCGAACGGACTGGCCGATCTGATGGCGGCGCTAGGTGAGACCGACCTCCGATCCGAGTGTGTACGGCTCGAACCGCACCACCTGCTGACCGAGCCATTCGTTGACTTCCATCAGTCGGTCCTGCAGCGGTTTCACCTCGTTGCGTGCAAACACCAGTGCGGCTTTGCCCGCGTCCCCGAACCCGCCTGTGTTATTGGGAATGATGCCCATCAGCTGCGGCGGCACACGATGCGCGGCGAGCTGGTCATCGCGGGTCACGTTCTTGATGTTCCAGAACTCGTCCTTGGCCGCGACTTCCGATACCGGGATCAGCTGGATGCCTTCCTTCTTGCCGTTGGGTGCGTACATGAACAGGTTGCGGAAATTGCCCGGCCCCTTGCTGTTCTTCAGTGCCTCGCGCAGGTTGTCGACGTCTTCCTGTTTCTGCGCGGCATCGGTCATGTAGAGGATAAATCCGGCGTGACTGCCGTTCTTGTAGTAGCGCCTGCGGAACAGCGTGGCCGACTCATTCAGCCAGGTCGCATTCAACGCCGACAAGTACTCGGGCAGGCCATACACCTCCTGGTTAATGTCCGGCTCCATCAGGTGAAAGATGCTGCCCGGTTTGAACTCGTGCTTGTCCTGCCAGTTCTGCACGAAGAAATACCGCTCAAGGTTCGTGCCGCGCCGCATGTACTTCGCAAGCGCAGGCTCCAGTGCCAGCGGTCGACCGAGCGGATTGTCACGCCGCTCCAGATAACCGTTGCCGAAGACAAGGAAGTCTTGCACCCAGCGCGCGAACGCTGTGCGCGACAGCAGCTTGTGCGGAATGAATGTCGACACGAGGATGTTGCGCTTCACGTAGATGGGCGAGCTGTTATGCACGGCCGCGCGAAACGTCCGCGCCAGTCCGTCCCACGGCATCGGCGGTTCAAACCATTCGCCGACGCGCTGGCACTCGATGTAGTCGAGTAGCTCGCGACGGTCGAGCACGGCGACGGGATCGCCAAAGCTGAATGCCTCCATCGCGGCCGAGGCCGGCGCGGTCGCTGGCGGCTCGCTGGGCTGCGCCGTGTGGTGGTTCACATTCGGCGCGCGGCCTCGCTTCTTTCGGGTCATGACAGCTCCATGATGCTGGTATTGGTGGTGGTGACGCCTTCGAGTGGTTCGTGTGCGATGGCGTGGATGCATGCCCACGCGAGATCCGCGTGGCTCGTCTCTTCGGATCGGCCGGCCTGATACGTGACACGGCCGCCGGCTGCGGTAGTGGTCTTGCGGATCGACATGAACGACGCGGCGAAGTCGGTCCAGCCCGCGTCGAACTCCAGTCGCCCCTTGCTGATCACGTCGTGCGCCTTCAGCACAAGACCGGTCTTCACGTCGACGGAGTAGGTGAAGCCCTCGGCATCGGGCCGGAACTTGATCACAAGCTGGTAGACGGCATCGCCAATTCCAGTGCGGTCGATGCCGATGTACGCCACGTTGTAGCGTTCGGTCACGCGCTTGATAGCGGTTGCCTGCTCTTCGTAGTCGATGCCGCGGAACTGGTGTTTCTCCAGCACGCGGAACTTGCCGCCTGGTACGAGCGGGGGCGCCACGACAACCAGCGCGGCACTGTCGCCACCGCCGCCGTTCGGGTCATAGCCCACCCACACCTCTCGGTTGCCGAAGGGGCGGGGGGACCAGTGACGGAAGTCTTCCCACACCTCCCAACTGTCGACCATCCCGCGCATGAGCATCGACAGCGGGAAAACGGATGCCGTGTCATCGATGAAGCCGCACATCAGCAGGTTCTCGAAGTCAGCATCGCTGTACTCCAGCCGCAACTGGTCGAGGTCGAACAGATTGCAGCCACCGGCGATGGCGTCTTCCACCGTGACGATCTGTTTCCACTGGCCGTCCGCGCAGCGCCGGCCGCGCTGGAGATTGGCGTGGCTCACGTCCACGCGGATGTGGTCTTCCTTCTTCCGACCGCGATTGAACAACGCACCAGACCAGAACGGGTATGCCTCGTGGGCGAGGCTCGAAGGCGTCGAGAAATACGTCTGCCGCCACTTCGAGTGGATGGCCATCCCGGAGGCCACCTTGCGCAGCTCTTGGAAGCGCTGGATCCAGAAGTACTCGTCCAGATACAGGTTGCCGTGATAGCTCTGCGCGGTGCGCGCATTGGTGCCGAGGAAGTACAGCGTAGCCCCGTTCGGCAACACCATCGGGTCACCCTTCAGTTCCACGCCAGCCGCGTCCTTTGCGAACTGGATGATGTATTGCTTGAAGACGTGGGCCTGTGCCTTGCTGGCGGACAGGAAAATCTGATTGCGTCCCGTGGTCAGCGCATCAATGAAGGCTTCCCGCGCGAAGTACCACGTGGCACCGATCTGGCGGCTCTTCAGGATGTTGCGGATCCGCTCGGTGAGACCCGCTTCGTACCAGGCACGCTGGTAGTCGAACATCGAATCCTTGAACGCGTCGACCAGCTGCTCCTGTTCCTCTTCGCTGATCGCGTTGCGCTCGGGAGCGCGGCGTGGCCCCTTGTTGCGGTTGGCCACCTTCGGATTCAGGTCCGCTTCGCTGCCGCTGTCCTCATACCGGCGCACACGTGCCAGGCGTTCGATCTGGCGCCCCAGTAGATCGATCTCCTTGAAGTCCTTCCCCTCCTTGTTCTCTTTCGCGATCAGCTGCGCCATGCGCGTTTCGAGATTCGAGCCCACGCGCGTCACGGCGTCAGCCCGGTCCCACTGCTCGCGCTGCTTCCAGCTATGGATCGTCGTCGGCTTCTTGCCGAGCATCTCGGCGATGCGCGCCACGCGATAGCCCTGCCAGTAGAGCGCGCGCGCAATGCGGCGCGGCTCCATCTCGGGGTCCAGCGAAAGCGAGGTGATGGGCGGAAGCGTAGTCATGCCGCAACGCTACCGTCCGCGCGCGCGCGTGCCACGCGGCGCGTGTTGTCACTACCGCCTGCACAACACGATTGCGTTGCCCGCGCGCGGCGGCCCGCCGAACATGGCAGCACGAACACACCACACCGAACCACCACCGAAGAGGAACCCATGGCCGGCAAGAACACTAAGTTTTTCCGCATCGCCACCGAAGGCGCGACCAGCGACGGGCGCGTGATCGACCGCGAGATGATCGTGCAGATGGCAGCGAGCTATAGCCCCGCGACGTATGGCGCACGCATCAACATGGAGCACATTCGTGGCTACGATCCGACCGGCCTGTTCAAGGCATACGGCGACGTGATCGCACTCAAGGCCGAAGAGCAAGACGGCAAGATGCGCCTCTTCGCGCAGCTCGATCCCACGGCCGAGCTGGTGGCCTTCAACAAGGCACGGCAAAAGGTGTTCTGCTCGATGGAGGTGAACCCGGAATTTGCCGACACGGGCGAGGCATACCTGACTGGCCTGGCAGTGACCGACAACCCGGCGAGCCTGGGCTGCGAGATGCTGGCCTTCAGCGCAAAAGCCAAGGTCAACCCGTTGGCCGACCGCAAGCAGGATCCGCAGAACCTGTTCACCGAGGCCGTGGAAGTCACTCTCGACTTCAGCGAAGAAAAGCCCGTCGCGAAGGGCAAGGACGCAACCAGCCTGACCGACTCGATCAAGCGCCTGTTCTCCCGGCAGGAGAAGAGCGACGCCGCCAACCAGGCGAAGCATGCCGACACGAACGAAGCCGTAACGGCGCTGGCCGGCGAAGTGAAGGGGCTGAGCGACAACTTCAGCAAGATGATGAAGGCGGTCGAGACGGTGGCAGGGCAGGTGGACAAGCTGCAGGAAGAGCAGTCCGCCACCAGCAAGGAATTTTCCACGCTCAAGGGCGAGCTGGAGAGCACCGAGACGTTCACGAGACGCCCGCCGGCCACCGGCGGCAACAGCGGCAGTTCCGCCGCAGAAGTCGAAACCGACTGCTGAGCCGGCACCCGGACAGCAACACACCCACTCTTCACCCCGGAGCCAACTCAATGCGCAACGATACCCGCCGCAAGTTTGCGGCATATGAAACTAAGATCGCCGAACTGAATGGCGTGGAGCGCGTCGACCGCAAATTCAGCGTGACGCCGAGCGTGCAGCAAAAGCTCGAAACGAAGACGCAGGAGTCGAGCGAATTCCTGACGCGCATCAACGTCTACGGCGTGTCCGAACAGGAAGGGCAGAAGGTCGGCCTCGGCGTGTCCGGTCCGGTGGCCAGCACCACCGACACAACGCAGGGCGAACGCCAGACCACGGACCTGACCGCGCTGGATGATCGTGGCTATCGCTGCGAGCAGACCAACTCGGACACGCACATTACCTACCGCATGCTGGATGCCTGGGCGAAGTTCCCCGACTTCCAGACCCGCATCCGTGACGCCGTGATCAAGCGCAAGGCACTGGACCGCATCATGGCCGGCTTCAACGGCGTATCACGTGCCGCAACGTCCAACCGCGCGCAGAACCCGATGCTGCAGGACGTCAACAAGGGCTGGCTGCAGAAGCTGCGCGAGGAAGCGCCGCAACGCGTGATGGCGGACGGCAAAGCCGAGGGCAAGATCGTGGTGGGTGGCAAGGACACCGACGCCGCCCGCGATTATGCGAGCCTCGATGCCCTGGTATTCGATCTGGTCAACAGCATGGTTGCGCCGTGGTGGGCTGAAGATCCCGACCTCGTGGTGATCTGCGGACGCGAGCTGCTGGCCGACAAGTACTTCCCCCTGGTCAACAAGGACCGCGACCCGACGCAAAAGCTGGCGGCTGACATCATCATGAGCCAGAAACGCATCGGCAACCTGCCGGCCATGCGCGTGCCGTTCTTCCCGTCCACCGCGCTGATGGTGACGCGCCTGGACAACCTTTCCATCTACTGGCAGGAAGGCTCGCTGCGTCGGACCATTCTCGACAACGCCAAGCGCGACCGCATCGAGAACTACGAGTCGAGCAACGACGCGTATGTGATCG